TGATTGCGTTGCTGTATCGGTTATACTTCTCGTGGGATAAGCGGTGGAGGATGGATAAACTCTCTGCCTTCTCCGCCTCGCCTTTGAGGAGGTTTTCTAAATCGTCGTCGTATTCTGGTTGCTTCGTCATTCTATACATATAGAGGTTAGATATATTCATACCTCTCCGTCCCCAATTCCCCACTTTTTCGTGTTCTATGGGTTTAATCCTAGAAGACGAAAATCATCTACCAAACTACCAGAACCTCTCCTAAACTATTCTTATGGTAGATTGGTAGGAAGAAGTGCTTAATGCGTAGGGGTATATTTATCTTAATTTTGGGGATTATGCTGAACCAAAAGAGAGTGCTTGGGGTTTCAAAATAAAGTAGGATACGCCTACGGCGACGGCGACGGCAGCACCAGCAGCATCAACGGCGGTAATGGTACAAGCACCAGCAGAGCATATACCTCTCAACTGTGTAGCAGCGGAGGCAGTTCCAACAGCGGTAGAAAATGAAGCGACGCAAACATCCCCAACACCAATATTGGTATTCGTAATAGTGAGGACACCAGAGGCGGCGGTGTTCTGTTTTCCACAAGCGACGACTAAATCCTTCAAAGACATTTGTGCGATGTTATAATATAGTATAACATAATTATTTTAATATTAATTTCGCCTTAATATTAAAAATCTTGAAATGGTAGGTTGGTAGGAGTTTTCACCCACCTAGGATACTTCTTGGAAATTGTGAAAAAGTGGGGAATTGGGGACGCTGATTAATGGAGACGGTCATCAACCCCCCTACGCTGCCGACCACTACCGCAGATGGCGGACTTAATATCGCTGGGGATGAGTTTTGCTCCCTCTTTAAGAAGAGAGGGGGCGACCATAGACGCCATAGAACCCAACTTATCAAGCAAAGAACCACCGACAAGACGCTCCACATCACCGCTGGAATGAGGGGACTGCTGGGAGGCGGACAGAACATCGTCCTTCGTGAGAATACCAGTATAAGTGGCGGACTGACCCTTCTCACAGACAAAGAGACCGCTGTTGAGTGTGATGAGAACCATCTCAATAGGCATAGGTGTTGCTGCTGCTTGGGAAAACGGAGTTTCGGTATAGTTGCTGACGTCCAAAGTGAATTGTAAATTAAAATTTCCCAGCGACCCAGCGGCGTAGTAGTCCTCGGTAATCTGGATATGGCGACCCATATCAAGCATAAGGTATGCTCCTGCGGTGGGGATTTGTTTGCCGAGACCTGTGGCGTTGTTGGCGGAGTTGGCGTACCCCCTAAACTCTTCCCACGACTGATTGCTTCCTGCTTCCACGCTGTAGCGGAACAACTGGTCTTGGGTGGCGGATGCCAAAATACCACTCTGGTTATTGAAGTTGATGCTAATACCGCGAATAGCGAGGGCGAAGTCGGCGTCGGTAATCAATTGCGATGATTTCGCCTTGCGGACGAAGATTAGCAACTTGTCTGGGATTTGGTTGAGTTGGGTGGTAGTGAAGGTGAGACGAGTTTCTGCTGGGACGAGGACGCTCGTCGCTGGGGCAGCGGCACGAGTGGCGTAGGGGATAGTGCCGTTCTGTGTGGATAAGTAGCGAGGCATCTCCCAGTAAGGAACAACATTACGAGCGGACAACATATCGCTCGGTTTAGGGGTGAGGAAGTTGAAGATGAGTTTGCTTCCAGAGTAAGAGAGAATGCTGTATGTGGTAGGGTTTTGTTCGCTGCTCTCCCAAAGGTTTCCAGACCGCCAAATACGAGACACCTTATCGGTTGAAAGATTGAACACGACATTTAGGTTTTGAATACCATAAAATCCTTGTCCGCTGTGAGTTGATTTACACCACATAAAAGGACTTGCTAAAAGAGGTTCTCGCACGGTGTAGCGGATGTAATACATATTGGCGAAGGCGTTTGCCGCTGCTGCTGCTTGGGCGACAGTAGGAAGGGCATAAATAGCAGTTCCAAACGCTGGAATAGTACCAGCAGCATCGGCAGCACCGCTGACTTGGACGTCCAAGAATGAACCACGAGCGTAGAGGTCGTTGTCAAAAGAGTTGGTGGTATAATTGCCTAAAACGTTGTTGTTCGCACCGACGCCATCGCTGTATCGGTTGTAAGTATCAAACATATTAGGGGTCATACCGTTATACCTCATCAATTCACGCTTATCGTGGAAGCGGAGGATGACTGGGAGGACATCGTTCATATTGATTGAAACGGAGTTGTTGTTGATGGTGAATTGCTGGGTCAAACAAGCAGAGTGAAGGGGGAATGCTCCAAGTGCGTTGGAATAACCGAGCGAGGCAAGGGGGGTCGCACCAGCGACACCAGCGGCGATGGCAGCAGTAGCAGCGGCAGCAGGGACGGAAATCCTCGCAATCACGGTGCTTTCCCAAATAACACGACGGTCAATAATCGTGGTCTCGCTAGGGACTTGGATATTGTAGGTGTGGGAGTTCTGGTTCTCGCTAATAGCGTTGAACTCGGCGACGGTAATGTTCTGTCCTGACTTCTGGACGGCATACTTGATACTGTCCTTACAGTTGAGGCGTTCATCACGGACAAGGACTTTCTGGAAATCAGCGGAGGACATTTGTGCGATGTTATAATATACTATACGAAAATTATTTTAATATTAATTTGTTCCTTAATATTAATATTACAAATGATTTGTCTAAATTGTTATACGACCCCTTGAAAGTCCTTGCGTCTAAACATAATCTTAATAGAGGCATTACAACTTGAACCTAACCGAACTTGGTTGAGGCGACCGAATGTATCCTTCCAATTGACGCTAATTTCAATCGCAGATAAGGGGGCGTTTCCGTTGAGGTCAAATAACCGATATTCTGCGGTGGGTACATAATTAATAGAGGGTTTGAACTGCCACCCCTTCTCCAAAGGTATTTCTAAATCTGTAAGGATATTCGCAATACCAGAGTTGTTGCCCCTTGTAGTAAATGCTGCCCCTTGACCGAATAGGACTGGGGTGCTGACGATGGAGGAGGCGATAGGGAGCAACGATGTTGTGAATACGATGGATTGGACTGGCGACCAAAGGGGAGTAGTGGGGTATTCTTGGGACACCCTTAATAACGATAGGAGGAGGGGTTGTTGGGGTAGTGCTGCCGCTGTGAATTGGGTAGGGAAGGTCGGCATAGATGCGTTTGCTACAGTAGGGTTGTTTGTGAATACGGATGCTTGGTAGGGATTGACTGTAATTGTGTCTGGGAATAGCATACGCCAGTTCAAAGGGGCGACCCCTTCATAACCATTTTGGAACGCCGTGAAACTGCTAAACAGATTGAATAGGGGGGCGTTGAAGAATAGGGAGATAGGGGAGATTGTTCCACCGACGGCAGGGAGACCCCCTAAACTTAAATCTGGATTAGGGTTATTCGCCGTTGGGGTTTGGAATAGTTGTGCTGGAACTACCCAAGTGGCGATGTTGGCGTCCGCATCCCACCACAGATAAGGGAAACTGTCGTCGTCAAAGGCAGCGTTGATTGTTCCAATCGCGGCACGAATTAAACTCCAGCAAGTCCTTAATGCTGTATTCACCATATCAATAAAGGGTTTGTATGTGAAGGTGTAGTAGTATTCATTAATAATATCACTCGCAGCAGTTATGGAGGAAGGAGGGGGTTTCAAAGAGGTCGCGTTTTGGGGGACATAGATGACTGGAACTGAAATAGGTGCTGGGAGAAATGGATGCGACATACTGACTGTGTATATCAATTCATTAATCGTAGCACCACCGACTTTCACTTGGGGGATGATGACTGGTAGAGTAGGGGTCTCTAAACTAAACCGTACAACCGAAGCGAAATAGTCGCTAGGGTTTGCTAAATAAGGGGAGTTCCTAATCTCTGTGAATTGGAGGAAGGGCGGACGCTCTCTTCCAGTCGTGTCGTTGTTGAGGATGTTTAAATCATAGTAGATATGATATGGTTCGTAGGAGATACGACTATCAAAATCAATTCCACTCATTCGGTTCTTGTGTTATATATATACATACAAGAATTATTTTAATATAATAATCACCTTAAATAATCAAAAACGATGGTTTGCGACCGTGTTTATGTGTAATAATACAATAATAATACAATAAGATTAATTACATACCTTAATATTTGTAATAATACAGCAAATCCAGTAAAAATACAGTAATAATATTAATATTATTACTGTATTATTCCAATAAATCAGTATTGTAAATAATCTAATAGACCCCTAATGGATTATTTACACACACATTTAGATTATTACATAGAAGGGTCGGCGATACAAGGGGAGCATTCGGTCTTTTTGGGTCTTCCTACCCCTTTTACCTCTGTTGCTGCCTTCAACTGATATTTGGTCTCAATCATCGCATCGGTCAGTTCCTTCAACTGTGTCTTCAAGAAGTCATTTTCTTTCACCAATCGCTCACGGTCTTCCATTCTCTCACGCTTATCTTCAAGCAGTAGGTTTATCTGCTTCTGCTGACTTTCCGCAATCAAGTCGGCACTCTCCTTCAATCGCTCCATTTCTTCCAAAGTAGTAGGGGGTTTGTCGTAGATATGAAAGCAACACTCTTCGGCGAGGTATTGCTTCACAAGTTCGGTTGGGATATTTTGGAGGGTCGCCCAATCCTTCTCTTCACTCGTCTCCTTCACTTCAAGTTGTATGTTCGCAACCTCTCTGGGTGGTTCTCCCAATCTCACACGGAGGCGTGTGTTCTCCTCACATAAACGGAGGAGTGTATCAATCGCATAACTCATAGCAGTAGGCATTTTCGTTCTATACAATAATATATATTATGTCTTTATATTATTATTGTATTATTACTTTCTAAATGTGGATATTAACCGTCCCCAATTCCCCACTTTTTCGCACTTTCCAAGAAGTATCGTGGGGGGACAAAAAGTCCTACCAAACTACCAAACCATCAACCTTGGTAGAAAGGTAGATAGAAATGCTTAATGCGTAGGGGATACTAATATAGGACAATTGGGGATTTCCTTCTTCTTCCTTGATACTGCCTTCTTACAAGCAACCTTCTTAATCTCTTCTACAATCTCTTCTCTATGTGTCTCCTTCGCTTCCTCAACGACCTCCTCTGCGACGACCTTCGGTTCTTCAACCACTTCTTCCTTAATCTCCTCCACTACAACTGGGGTAGGAGGAGGGGGCATAAACTCGGCAATCTTTTTCTCAACCACTTCGGTTATATAACTATCATCCGTCCATTTGGCGTAGTCCTCTCCTTGAAGTACAATTATGATGTTCTTGCCCCAACGACTATCCTCATTACTATAAAGAGTGATTACAATTTGAACCGAAGTATTCAGTATAACTCTCGCAATCGCATAGGTGTAGTGGGAGACGCGTTTGGTCTCGTGGAAGTCAAAATCACAAGCAACGGTAGTCATTTTGTATATAATACAAAAAGATTATTTTAATACCTAATCATCCTTAATATATGTCTGGTTCATCTCTGCGACGCTATGACCCATCGCCTCCGCTGTCTCCTTCTGCTCGGCGAGTTGTTTGCCGAACTTCTTGGTGGTGTAAATATGACGGAGCATAGATGACCCAATCTTCTTGCCGAATACCCTATTCAATATCCTCGTGATTGAGTTAATCAAAAAGGGTTTATCATTCCACAGCGTAAGGAAGGGTTCAATAAAGATTGTTGCCTCCTTCTTCGTCTTCTTCGCTGGTGCTTGGAGGCGACGCAGAATACCCTTCTTATCAAAATAGATGGCGAGGATTTCGTGTAGTTCTCTTGGGATAGGGACAATCGTCTCGCCATACTTCTTGGAGGTCTTGTAGTTCCTAAATATGAACCTCTTTCCGTTCCAATCAAGGATGTTGTTGCCGCTCAACGCCTCGCTCACCTCTGGGGTAAATGCCGACACAACCTTCATATTCATATAGTCGCTGTTGCGTCGTGGAGGATTGAGAACATAGAGAGAAAGAACAACGAGGTCAAGCAACTTGTTATACTCCCCCTCCGTAATGGGCGAACTCATCTGCGTCGTATTATCACGGAGACCATCGTAGATATGCTCCACATCACTCCAATCAATCCAGTTCGCACTCTGGGTCTCCGTCTTCACGCCACTATGGTTCGCCTCATTCAAGGACTTATTCAAGTCAATCATCGTCTTATAGTATTTTTTGAGGAGGGGGTCAATCCCCTTCTCCCCCTTAAACGACGACAGAGAGGACACAATTGAGATAAGAAACCCCCTTTGTGTATTCCCTTTGTACCCTTTCAACTTCTCCATAATGTCGTTATATTTTTTGAGGAAGTTGAGATTATTAAGTGGTTTGTTAGAGTTCAACTTTTCAAGATTGCGGACATACAAGGACACCGAACTATCGGTCAATCCTCTTTCCTTAAGTTTCTCCACAAGGGTCGCAGTAAAATCCATTTTGTTATATATATAATACAGATATATTTATATTGTTTGTGGAATAATATAAATAGATTATTTTTGGTAGTTTGGTAGGAGATTTTCGCCCCCCACGATACTTCTTGGAAAATGTGAAAAAGTGGGGAATTGGGGACTGGGATTACGACCACCCACGCATCGCCGACGACAAATTGGAAAGCAACTTCTTCGTTTGCGGTGAGGACTTCATCATACTCCTCCTCAAAGCATCTCTCGCTTCTTGTGCGTTTGCGTAGCGGACTGGTGCTGGTGCTGGTTTCGGTGCTTCTTCCTCCCTCACCATCGGTCTTTCACCAGACATCAACATTCTCATTCTCGCAACTTGCGATAAATTGGGGTTTGCGTATGTATCCAATTTCGCTAATTCTACATCTTGTTTCTGTCTGGTTCTCTCGTCTATCTCATCTTGGGTCTCCTTCTTCGCTCGTGCTGATGATTTCGGTTTGTGCTTCTCACCATATACACCGAGTTTGCGTCGTGCCATAATAGCATTTTTAGAATAACTGTTCCTATCCTTTTCCAGCATCGCATCCAGTTCTGCTTGTGATTTGCCTCTACTCGCTTCTGCGTCATCTGCGAATGGGACTGTCGCCTTTCGCTTCGCCCTCGCATCAATCGCCCTCTTCTTCTTCGCCAATACACTATCCTCACCACTACACAATCTCTCGTCCCACTCTTTCAAAGACAATCCCCTCCACTTATCTCCTCTCGCCTTAATCTGTTGCCCCTTTTTATATAATCTGGATGAGGGATTATCACCACATATTTTCTCGTCCCATTCTTCAAATGTATATGGACGTCCATCCCCCTCATAAAACCTCTTCTCCGCTTCCTCACGAGAGAGCATATGAGAGGGTTTCGCACCGCCAAACAACTTCATAGGGTTCGGTATTCCTATCTTACCAAGCACACCTTCCTTCCAATCTCGGTCTTGCTCTTCCTTCCGTCTTCTTGCCCCTTCATTAAGAGTATCACTCAATCTTCCTAATATATTTCCTTTTGATGCCTCTCTTTGAAGGGTCTCACCAGCAAGGGACGCAAGTTTATCAAGAAAACCACTACCACTCGCCCCTTGCTTCTGCCTATCTAAACATTCCCTATACGCCCTCTGCTGTCGCACTCTACCAGAATTAGCACCTACATCCTGCGTGATTGGTTGTTCCAGTATCTTATCACACGGCGACCCTATCGGTTTAAATCTATCTAATCCAAATGAGGAACTGCGATTGATTAAATCTTGAAAGGACATTTTATTATTAGATGAGAGATTATTTTCAATTCCTTTTCCACTCATTAACGGAATTACGGTTTCTATATTGTGGCATTTAATAGTACCCTTTGACGCATCAATCGCTCCAGCGTCCGCTCCAAAAGGGTTTTCCTTTTCCACCACTTCTAAATTACCGTTGGTGATAAACTTGCCGAGAAGGTTATACAAAACATCGCACGAGAGATATACTCGGTGGTTGTCGTTGTCCTTGGCGAAATTGACCCTCTCTATCGCTGGATTGAACGAGACCGCAGACGACACGAGACCGTCCTCCAACAACTCATCAATCATCGCACCAGAGAGCGAATGACCGACCGCATAATAAACCATCTTGGCGGAGGGGCGTGGGAGGTATTGCGATGCGTTGCTCTGGAATGCTTTGATTGTTGCGACGTCATCTATATACCGCCGACTATTGCGAACATTCCTCGCCGTATTTGCGTCCTCTACAATCGTCTTAACAATTCCTAAATCTGCTGAAATGTCGTTAATATCCGTAAATGCCGTTCCACGAAGGGCGATAATAATAATATTCTTCTTCCTATTCACTTGAAAGAAGGATACGGTCGGCGTCTTGGAGAGAAGGGTATATCCTTGAATATCTGGTGGGTCTTTTTTATATGTGGATGCGACCATCTGGGATAGGTCGTGTAGTGGGGGCATATCAAAGGGGCGACGCGACCACCCTTGCGTGTGCTTGGAGGGGTCAAACCCTCTTGGTCGCACTATAAAATCGGTTATACCAGTAAAGGTTCTTTTAAGAAGGTTGCCGAAGAACCCAGCACCCTCCATATCTGCCTCACTCGCATATAACGCCTTTAATTGACGCTCCGCTCTATTTAGGGGTAGGGGGTCATTAGAATAGCATCTGCGACTGCCTTTCTTACAGACCTTAAACCCCTTTTCTTGCTCTCGTACTTCATAGGGCATCGGTTATATTATTTATTACGGAGATATATTTATTAAACATAAAATTATATTATATTATTATATCAATATTTATATATCGTAGAAATGTCTTTTGATACATTTTGCGGACAAGAACCGACAGACCCTAACACATACCAAAAAGTCCTCACAAGGTTTCTACCGCCGTTGGGTATTCTGGCGGTGAATGCTGGGGCAAATATAACTATCGTAAATCCAGCAGCACCAATCATATCCGTAGCAAATCCACTCAACGCAACACTAAACTTTGGCGGTCAATCCCTACAAGACAGCGGAGGTAATGTGGGGGCAGCAGGGCAGTTCCTATCCGCTGGTGCTGGAGGACAAACCCTATGGGCGAACCAAACCGACCCAACAGTAGATACTACAAACGCAAATGCCGTTGTGTATCCAGTTTTCGTGGATGGGGGAGGAGGTCTGCCTCGCCAACTTCTTTGCGATGATACGGCAACGCCGATTAGCGTCAATTGTGCGACTGGTGATTTTATCGTCGTGGATACAATACGAGTTCAGTCCGCAGGAGCAGTTGCGGTCGGCAAATCAATCGCTTCGGTCGCCCCTCAACAAGCGTCCGCCATAGCGGTTGGATTGAACGCAGCGAGAGATAATCAAGGTGGGTCGGCGGTGGCGATTGGTGCGACGTCTGGCGATATTAGTCAAGGTGCGAATGCGGTGGCGATTGGTGCGAATGCTGGACGAGACACGCAAGGAAATCAATCCGTAGCAGTCGGTCAAAGCACAGGTGAGTTCAATCAAGGAGCAAACGCAACGGCGTTGGGACACAACGCAGGAAACAACACACAAGGGGCAAATACGGTGGCGGTAGGTCATAACGCAGCAGACACAAACCAAGGAACGAATGCTGTATCGGTGGGACATAATTGCGGTGAGAATAACCAGTCCGCAGGAGCAGTTGCGATGGGTTTTGACGCAGGACAAAATAACCAAGGCGTCAATTCTGTTGCGATTGGTCGTGAAGCAGGACAAGAGACGCAGGGATTACAAGCAGTCGCAGTCGGCAGTTTTTCTGGTGAGAATACACAATCAGCAAACGCAACAGCGGTAGGTTTTCAAGCAGGACAGACGACACAAGGAGCGTCGGCAGTCGCCGTAGGTTTTCAATCAGGACAGACGAACCAGAGTTCTAATGCGGTCAGCGTGGGTAGATTAGCAGGAAACGCAAACCAATTGGTAGGGGCAATCGCCATAGGAAATACCGCAGGGCAGACCTCGCAACAGACCTCCGCAATCGCCATAGGGGTTGCTGCTGGAAACAACACTCAATCGGCGAATGCCGTCGCCATAGGAAATACCGCAGGACAGACAAATCAATCTGTTCGGTCGGTGGCGGTAGGGTTCGGTGCTGGAACAACGACACAAGGTCAAGAGGCGGTGGCGATTGGAGACGACGCTGGAAATAATAATCAAGGGGCATCGGCGGTTGCCGTAGGGAATGGTGCTGGAACAACGACACAAGGAGCGTCGGCGGTCGCCGTAGGGGATGGTGCTGGAAATAATAATCAAGGGACAAACGCCGTAGCGATTGGAAACCTCGCAGGACAGACAAACCAGTTCGCAGGAAGTATTGCTATAAATGCGACTGGTGTTGCGGTCAATCCAGCAGCAGCAGGATTTTTTGTTGCCCCAGTTCGCTCTCTAACCGCCAACCAAACCCAGCAACTTCAATATAATTCTACAACAAAAGAGGTGATTGCGTTTCCAAATAGTCAAAATATTATGATGGAGGATTTTGATATGTTTGATACTACTGCTGGGTTTGTCGGCAATACAATATCTTTTGCTGAAAGCGGTTCTGGAAATACAACTTATTTTAGTGGTGTATTTGAACCAACAATTCTTACTGGTGCTTTATATCGTAGAGGTTTTATTCAATTATTCTCTGGGGCGACAGCAGGAAATAGCACTCAAAATCTCGGCGACCTTATGTTTTCGTATGCGAATATATCCAAAGTCAGTTTTGGTATAATGCCTCACGGAAACGCCAACTTATCAACAGCGACAACACCAGCAGGATTTATCGTTCAACAAATCGGCATTACATCGGCAACGTCAGCAACAGGGGTTCAAACAAGTAATACTGTTATGTGGCGTCTATCATCGTCGTCGGCAACTATTCCTACTTGGCAATTTGTAATCAATAATGTAGTCCAATTTACACTAACATTAGCGAACGGCGATATGACTGCTAAATGGTGTCGTGCTGAAATTAATGTAGTTTATGGCGGTGCTACTACTGCGAATGTTTCTGGAACTTGGTATAATCTCACAGATGGGACGAGTGAAGCAACTGGGACGTATGTGATTACCCAAGGTGTAGGGTTTCCAAATCCTCTAACAACCCCTAATACAGTCGGTCTCGTGATGGGTTCTCAAACTTCTAATGCTGTCGCAAAATATTTGGGTGTGGATTATGTAGAACTACAACAAGTCAATTTACTCCCAGTAGGAAGTGGAACAACTGAAACGACTGGAAGATAATGCTTTTAGCACAAACAATTAATCTGTAAAGATTATTAGATATAAAATTATATTATCTAATAATATAACAACTATGTCGTTCAATACATTTTGCGGTCAAGACCCTACAAACGCAGCAACATATAATAAAGTCCTCGCAGAGTTCCTACCAGCAGCAGGAGGGGGTGGTAATCCTTCCGTTCTTACTACAAACGCAAATGCCGTTGTGTTTCCAGTACTCGTTGCGGCAACAGGGGCAGCACAGCAACTCCTCGCCGACGACGGTGCTACGCCGATTAGCGTGAATGCTGCGACTGGTGATTTTATTGTCGTGGATACGTTAAAAATAAACCAAACGCAAGTTGCCTTGGGGAAGGGTGCTGGGGCGGTTAATCAAGGAGGGCAGGGGGTCGCGATTGGGTTGAACGCAGGGCAAACTAATCAAAGTGCGGAAGCGGTGGCGATTGGCGACCTTGCTGGAAATAACGGACAAGGGATAGATAGTATTGCGATTGGTGATGCTGCTGGACAGACAACACAAGGAAACGGAGCAATTGCGATTGGTTCTGGTGCTGGAAATACAAATCAAAGGGGGAACGCTGTGGCGATTGGTGCGAATGCTGGTTTTAACACGCAATCAGCATCAACGGTGGCGATTGGGAATGGAGCAGGGCAGACGACACAAGGAAACGCTTCTGTTGCGGTTGGACAGAACGCAGGGCAAACTAATCAAGCAGGTTCTTCTACTGCTATTGGAGCAGGAGCAGGTCAAACTAATCAAGGGGGGCAATCCGTAGCGATTGGGTTGAACTGTGGAACGAATACGCAGGGTGCTAATAGTGTTGCTGTGGGTGTTAGTGCTGGAGGGACAACACAGGGGACGACTGCCGTAGCGATTGGATTTCAAGCAGGGGAAACTAATCAAGCAGCGGATAGTGTTGCGATTGGCGATGCTGCTGGACAGACAAATCAAGGGGCGGATAGTATTGCGATTGGCGACCGTGCTGGGCGGACGACGCAGGAAATAGAATGCGTGGCGGTAGGACACGAAGCAGGAGAAACGACACAAAGGTTAAGGTCAGTTGCGGTTGGATATAGAGCAGCAAGGGTAAATCAAGGAACAGAAAGCGTGGCGATTGGGAATACCGCAGGACAGACAAATCAAGGAGTAGGGAGTATTGCGATTGGGTCTGCTGCTGGTTGGACTAGTCAAGGAGGAGGGGGGGTGGCGATTGGAACAGGAGCAGGTCAAAATCAATTGGCGGATGCGATTGCGATAGGCGAGGAAGCAGGGCGGAACAATCAACAAGCAAACTCCGTTGCGATTGGGGCAAGAGCAGGGACTAGCACACAGGCAACGAACGCAGTAGCGGTTGGTGTTGATGCTGGAAGAATAACACAAGGAGCAGGGGCGGTGGCGATAGGCAGAGAGGCAGGGCGAAACATTCAAGGAATAGATGCGGTCGCAATCGGCAACGATGCTGGTGATGATAATCAAGCACCAGAAGCAATTGCGATTGGTAAGGAGGCAGGAATGACGGCACAGAAGGCAGATGCGGTTGCGATTGGTGTTGCTGCTGGGAAAACAACACAGGCAGCGAACGCAGTTGCGATTGGTGCTGGTGCTGGTGAAAATAATCAAGGGGAAGATACTATTGCGATTGGACGTGTCGCAGGGCAAACCAATCAACCACCAAACTCCATCGCCATTAATGCTTCTGGTGTTGCCTTAAATCCTACTGGAAGTGGTTTTTTTGTAAATCCTATCAAATCACGAGCATTAGGGATAGGTGTTGGCGTGATGTTTTACGACGCAACAACAGGAGAAGTTGTTTTCAGCACTACCTAATTAATTTTAGAAATAATATTATAAATATATATCTATAATAATATACAAATGTCGTTCAATACTTTCTGCGGACAAGACCCAACGAACGCAGCAACATATAACAAGTTGCTACTACAATTCCAAGAGATAGAGACATTAGATTATGAGACCGTGAATATCACAGATACAAACGCCAACGCCACCTTTTTTCCAGTTATAACGAACGCTGCTGGAACAGGACAGAGGTCGTTATTTAGTGATGATGGCGGTTTTGGTAATGCTCCAATTATTATAAATCCAGCGGCAGATATTTTTCTTTTGGGGTTTTTTTCCTCTGGTTATTCGCTTGGTGGTGGAGGTGCTGTTAGGGCGGTAGGTGCTGGGAATAATGGTTTCTTTAATGCTGGAACAGATATAATCGGTATTGGGACTGCTGCGAATAACCAGAACGCAGGTGCTTATAGTATTGCGATTGGTGATGTAGCAAATAATAATGCTGCTGCTGCTGGTTCAATCGTTATAAACGCTACTGGAAATGTATTGAATGCTACTGGGAATAGTAGATTACACATAAGCGGTATGCGAGGACTTCCATATTTATCAGGATTTAATCAACTCTTCTACAATCCAGCAACAAGCGAGTTATTTTATTCTACTACTCCTTGAAGATTAATTTTAAAAATAATATTATAAATATATATCTATAATAATAATATACAAATGTCGTTCAATACATTTTGCGGACAAGACCCAGCAGACCCCCTCACATTCGGCAAACTTTTAAGTGAGTTCCAAGAAGACCAACCAGTCCCCCCAGCGAATACGGTATTGATTACCGATACAAACGCAAACGCAAACTTACCTTTTGTTCTAACTAATGTTGCTGGAACTGGACAGAGGTCGTTATTTAGCGATGGGTTGGTTAGTCCTTATAATGTAAATCCTTTCACAGGCGACGTCAATTTAGGGGCAGCACTTCGTATATACGATGTCAATCAAGCAATCCCTACGAGTAAAATCGCATTTGGAATTGGTGCTGGGACAAATAATCAAGCAGGGAATAGTGTCGCAGTAGGGACACAAGCAGGAGAAACCAATCTGGGACAAGATAGTATCGCCATCGGTTATAGAGCAGCACAAGCAGGTCTCGCAGCAAACTCCATCTGTATTAATGCTACTGGTGCTGCCCTCAATCCAGCAGCAGCAGGGGTTTATATCGCCCCTATTCGTGGTGTTGCTCTCGGTATTGGATTAGGAAGGATACAATATGACCCAGCAACAGCGGAACTGGTATATAGCACGAATTAATCCAGTTGTATATAACATACCCCCTTCTTCAATCCGCCATTTCTATTTTTAGGGGTACGTCTCTCTTCGTATTCTTTAATACATACCGTTTTGGTAATCGGTATATAATAAACCTTCTTTGTCCGTATCGCATTCTCTCGTTCATCTGGACGCAAAGTGTTCGTATGGTCGCCTATCTTGATTTCATCGTCCCCCATTATATCATCGCACTTCGCATAATAAATACCATCAAGCAAGTTCCAGATGATATAATCGTTCCACGCAACCTTCGCCACATTAATCAGCAATCCGTCCTTCGCCTCCTTGCTGTCGCTCAAAAGGTCTCTCGTCTTCACTTCATATTTCGCCCCTTTGCTCCCTACATAGTCGTTGCTGTCCCAGTCGCTACTCACCAACCTAAAATTGTGGTCGTTAAAAAAATTACGCAAAATCGGCAACAAAGCAATTTCTTCCGCCTTACCTACCTTCAAATCCTCTTCGCAAGTATTCCGCATCGTTATTAGATTAGTAATTGATAATTTATTTAAATCCTTTTGAGCGTAAATAATCAATTTGTATTATTCCTTCACCGACATCATCGTATCAAAATACGACCGTGTTTTCATACAATACCCCCAGTAGTGTTCCAGTAGTTCTTGCGACCCTTCGCACTTGTGTTGGCAGATAGGACACAGTATAATTTCAACAATAGGTCGTGGGGTCATCGGTTCAGCGTCCCCAATTTTTTCGTCATTCTGGATAATCTCATATTCGGCAAAATCTTCTACCAAACTACCAACGTCCATTCCAGTAAAATACTCTATAGTAGTAATACATATATTATATTAATATTAAATTATATATATTTATATATAAAATGCCGAGAAAGAAGAATATCTCCGTGGAAATTGCCCCTCTAAATGCCGACATAACACGAGAGTTAGTTCAAGACCCATTAGACGATAAGGAACTCCGTGCCGTTCTCGGCAGACACGCTAAAATTGTCCCCTACCACAAATTAAGTGAATATTCAAGCATAGATGAACTCCTCCCTAAACCAAAGGACGCCGTAGTTTTATTATACGAAAATCGCCCTATGGACGGACACTGGGTCGCAATAACAAAAAACAACGGTGAAATCAGTTTCTTTGACCCCTACGGCGAGGTTATTGATAAGCAACTGAAATATTCCAACTACTCTAAACAAAGGGTTCAAGGCGAGGGGGACACATCCCTACATAACCTCCTATCCACGAGCAAACTCCCAGTATATTTTAACGACTACAAGTATCAACGAGACGGTGGTGGTGTGAATACTTGCGGAAGGCACGTCGCTAATTTTATTCGGTATAACCTTAATGAAGGGTTGGATTTAGAAGATTATAATGAGATGATGATGAAAACCCAAAAAGAAACTGGACTACCCTATGATGAACTCATCGCCAAGATAGTTCCAATCCATATTCCTCACCCAGACGACGCGATGCGACAAACATCGTCCGCCGACATCACACTACAACGAGGATTGGGTGGGGCGAGACCCCTAAACCCTTCTCTATGGGAGGAGGTAAAAGCATATACTCGTACTCGGTTTCCTAAATGGTCTGCGTACGCTTCTGGGTTTGCTTCTAAAATATATAAGGAAAAAGGCGGTAAATGGGAGGACGACGGCAAGGGTCGTCCCCTTAAAAGATGGTTTCGTGAAGTTTGGACTGACGTCGGCGGTAAGGACTATCCAGTATTCCGCCCTACTAAACGCATCTCCAAAGACACACCACTAACCGCAAGTGAGGTTTCGCCTACGAACCTTCGCAAACAAACCGCCCTAAAACAGAAGATTAGGGGCGAGAAGAACCTTCCAGCATTCGTGGGTGGCGGTGGTATGTTTGACCGACTTTGGTAGATTGGTAGATGGTTTTCGTCTTATAGAAACATTCCATAAAACGAAAAAAAATGGGGACTGCGTCCCTCGTTGATTTTAACGCTACGGCATCAACAAACTTGGGGGGGGTTCGTTATTCTTCTTCCTCTTCCTCCTTCATCTTATACCACAGCAGCACTCCTCGTGCGTGTTTCTTGTGTCCGTTCTCATCGTTGTATTTGTGGTCGCCACGATAATTCTTCTTATACAACGCATTCGTTTCAAAGAAGTCCTTGATTGCCGTCTTCTTCCAGCAGTCCTTCGCCAGTTCTCGTCGGTCATCAATCCATCCGTGAATAGCAACCACCAAGTCCTTTATTTCAATACAAGGAATATCCATCGTCGGCGTGTCTGGATTGTGTGGGACTTCATCGCAGATTTCGTTCATAATGCGGTGGATTTGAATGTTGCTGGTGAGATACTTCTTCGTCCTATCACGCACCTCTGGGGGAACAAAGTCGCCCAACCGAAAGTCCGCATTCATAAGTTCTTTCAAGTGTCGCAACACGAGGCACATCATCGCCGAGCGACGAGGGAAACGCCAACTATCCTCTTTCAACATAGGGTTTCCACGCATAATCCCCTCCGCCTCATTCACCTCCTCCTCAATTTCGGTAAATCGGTTGGGGAAGTGAATATCTATGAACCGCTCCGCCTCCGCTCCGTTGGGTTGGGGGTCTTCTTGTAAATCCAACCGAGCATTACACTCAATCCCCCAAGTTCCGTGATTGAGGATTTCGGTTCTGTTGCTGTAAAGCATTCTCGCTTGAAGACCAGCACCGCCAGTTATTTTTTTGAGTGTCGCATTACACAGTTTCTTCGTTTTCTTCGGTTCAGCAGCGAGACACCACCGTTTTTTATCCACCTTCGCCAACGCAGGATTGCCGTTGGTTGCGTTGATGGGGTCGGTGTAGATTTCGTAGGGCAGCGTAGGGTAGGCGTATTCGTTCCCAAGAACCGCCGCCCAAAACTCGTTCAACAACCCCTTTCCGTTGCGTCCAGCACCATTAAACACAAGGAACTTTTCAAGGCATTTTCCAACCAGAGAACTCGCGTAAATCGTAAGCATTAGTGTTCGCACCGCAGGGTTAGGCAATATCCCAGCGAGGACGCCAAGAACCTCGTCCATCTTCACGGCAAAGTCGCCAGTCAGTTCAACACCCTCATCACACGCAGCGTTGTATTTCAACCAGTCGTCTTCTTCAAACGCCCAACCAGTCGTCATACTAACAAAGTCGTCTCTTTCGTAGGGGCGAAACTTGAACTCCTTGAAATCAAACACTCCGTTCGTGAAACCAAGCAAATCGCCGTTCGCATCAAAGATTACATCGTCATTCATCGTTGTCTCACACGCCCCAAAAATCTTGTTGCGTGTAAATGTGTCTTGTAGATGCTCGGCGAACTTCGTCGCCTTCCCTTCGCATTCCGCCATTTTTTCGGTCAGTTCATCGCTCAAAATCTCCTCACCGATTTTCTCTTTGATTTTCTCAACTTCGTCCAGAATAGAGATGGGGATAAGTTCCGTGATGAGCGTCGCCAACTGACGAGGGTTTTCTTTGGGCGAGTGCGACTTCCAGCGGTTATTGCCTTCCTCCCAGCATTTCCACTCCCCCTCCTTGAAGATAAACTGTTTGGGATATTCCCTTTTGATGTACCGAGCAACACCAGCGTCGGTCTTAATCCCCATAGGGTCATTCAGTCGCTTCAAAAGGGTCTCAATATCGCTTTTCACTTCCTTCTCGTCAAACTCAACAAAGTCATCCGTAAGACCGTTCCAGTTCAGCGAGGTCTCCATCTCCTTCTGTTACCAGCACAC